GGTGTGGGGTGTTGGCATTCCTGACAACAGGTTGGTAGATACGTTGGTGATGTCACGGCTGTACAAACCTGACATTGAGGTGGTGCTTCCTAAGGAGGGCAAAGCCCCAAAACCACATAGCCTAGAGGCATGGGGCTACCGCTTAGGCAGCTACAAGATAGGCTTCACTGACTTTGATGGTGGGTGGACACAAGAGATGGCTACTTATTGTGAGCAGGATGTTCAATTGTCAGAAAAGCTATATGGGTTTCTGACAAAGACCATGACAAGAGAAGGGTTTTCCCTACAAAGCATTCAGCTTGAGCATGAGGTGGCACTGATCTGCCGTGGCATGGAAGACAATGGCTTCATGCTAGACATGCCTAAGGCTATGGCGTTGCATGCCATACTTAGTGGGCGTATGTCTGAGATTGAAGAGAGCATGCAGCAGGTGTTCCCTCCCATCGTAGAGCAGCGCATCTCTGAGAAGACAGGCAAGCAGCTTAAGGACAAGGTAACCATCTTCAATGTTGGAAGCAGACAGCAGATTGCTGACCGCCTCATTACGCTTGGATGGAAGCCAAAGAAGAGGACCCCAACAGGACAACCGATAGTGGATGAAACCACTTTAAAGGATGTTGTGTTCCCAGAGGGACAGATAATTGCTGAATACTTAATGATTCAAAAGCGTGTCACTCAGATAAGTAGTTGGCTTGAACTGGTAGCCGATGATGGCAGGGTGCATGGTAGGGTTACCACCAATGGCGCAGTTACTGGCAGAGCCACACACAGTAGTCCTAACATGGCACAGATCCCTGCAGTGGGTGGTCCATATGGTGCTGAGTGCAGAGAGGTATGGACAGTGCCTAAGGGGTATAAGCAGGTAGGTGTAGACCTATCAGGTATTGAGCTTCGCTGCTTAGGTCACTACTTAAATGATCAAGCATGGATGGATGAGTTGCTTAAAGGAGACATCCACTGGTTTAATGCACAGAGTTTTGGCTTGGTGGAGAAGGGTACTGTTAAGGATGATAACAATCCTGAGCATAAGAAGGCTAGGAACATAACAAAGACACTCACCTATGGTGTATTGTATGGAGCAGGGGCAGCTAAAGCTGGGTCGATTGTTGGTGGTAACAGTAGCAGAGGCAAGAAACTTATTGATAGCTTTATCAATAACACACCCGGCCTTTCTGCCTTGAAGAAGAAGATATCTAGGCTGATGGCTAAGGGTCATCTCCCTGCCTTAGATGGTAGGAGAGTGTGGGTTAGATCAGAGCATGCTGCCTTGAATACCCTGCTGCAAAGTGCAGGTGCTATCGTAGCTAAACAATGGCTTGTTGAATCAACAAAGCTGTTGCAAGAGAGGGGAATAAATGCTAAACTGTTAGCGTTTGTTCATGACGAAACACAATGGGAAGTGCGAGAAGATCAGGCAGAGGAAGCAGCTAGGCTCATAGAGCAAGCAGCCACCAAAGCAGGAGAAGCTTTAGGTTTCCGTTGCCCAGTTGATGCCGAAGGAAAAGTCGGAAACAACTGGCGTGAATGTCACTGACGTTACTAGTGAGTTTTTATATTGGAGAATATTATGAGTGAAGAAAAGAAAGACATTAAGCTTAAGGCTTCTGTGTACTGGTGTCAACACACCAAGGTGAATGACATGTCTGGTAAGTTTCAGGTTAACCTCTGCAACCTATCTGATGCTGCTGTTGAAGCATTGGAAGACATGGGCATTAGTGTTCAGGTGGGTGAAGAGAAGAAGGCTGACATGGGCAGGTACATCACTTGCAAATCCCCTAACCCGCTTCGTGTCTTTGATGTAGAGAACCACGAAATTACTGAAGCTGTTGGTAATGGCAGCAAAGGTACGGCCTTGGTATCTTCTTATTCTTGGACATACAAGAACAAGAAAGGTATCAGCCCTTCATTGAAGAAGCTGGTCATCACTGACTTGATTGAGTTTGAAGGGGCAGCAGGTATCAGCGCAGACGATGAGGATGTGCTGTAAATGAAAGCCCTGTTCGATAGCGATATATTCGCTTATCGGGCAGCATCTGCATGTGAGGATGAAGACGAAGCAACGGCTCAGCGAACACTGGATCGTTTAATCGTTGACACCCTCATGTGCGGTGTTGATAACATCTATCCTGATTGCTTCGTGGATAGTTGGGGAATGCACCTAACAGGTAAGAACAACTTCCGATATGAGATAGCGACCACCTTTCCCTACAAAGGGAACAGAGTGGACAAGCCTAAGCCAAAGCATCTAGCTTTCCTTAGAAGCCATCTAGTAAAAGAATGGGATGCTTCTATATCTGAGGGTGAAGAAGCTGATGACACCATTGCCATTGAAGCTACAAAGCTTGGTGACAATTGTGTCATTGTGTCTTTAGACAAAGACTTAGATCAGATTGTTGGATGGCATTACAACTTTGTTAAGCGTCTAGGCTACTACATCACACCAGAGGAAGCTCTGGTTAAGTTGTACACACAGATGCTGACAGGTGATGCTGCTGATAACATCAAAGGATTGTTCCGTGTTGGTCCAGTGAAAGCAGCCAAGATAATTGGGGACACAACAAATGAACTTGAGCTATACAACAAAGTGTTGGAAGCTTACGAGGGTGATGCTGAGCGTGTGTTAGAGAATGCTCAGCTTCTTTTTCTACGAAGATATGAAGGACAGATATGGAATCCTCCACAAGCTTAAAGCCAAATGACATTGCACTAATCCTTCGTCCTACTATTGTGGATGGGGTGTATCAGAAACACTTTCAAGTGTTAGTCAGTGGCTTTGGACCACTCACTATCAGTGAAGACGATGTGAATAACCTGATTGGTATGGCTACTATATTGGCAGCCACTGTACAGTATATGGAAGAAGATGAAGAGCTTGCTAATAAGCTTGTTGAGTATTGCGGTAAGATGTTTGCTAATGTTGGTGACTTTAGTTACAACGCAGACCATGACAGCTTCGGTGATGGCAGCTTCACCATTAACACCAAGACAGTTGGGGGTGTTCAATGAACATAGATGACACACTAATACAACGAGGCGTTAGGTATGGCAACTACAAAGAAGATGTCTCTAGGGTTTCACAAGCTCTGAAAGAATCTGTTAGATCAGGAGCTGAATGGAAAGAGATGGATGATGATATGAAGGAAAGCCTTGATCTCATCTGTAACAAAATCTCTCGCATTGTTAATGGTGATCCTTGGTATCATGACTCATGGCATGACATCATTGGCTATGCCAGACTGGTAGAAGAAAGACTGGAACGATTATGATTGCTGTTGACATCCACTTAAAGGTTTTCTTTAAGCCTCAAGACCTACCCAATGTCTACCTAAATGAAGAAGTGCTGAGTGAAGCCATCACTGAAAACTTAACTGCTTCGTTGGAACGAATGGACGCACAAGAAGTGCTCTTTTCTTTCATAGATATTGAAGGACTAGAATGAAAGTTAATTCTGTAACCATTAGAGAAGCAAGCAATGGCTTTGTTGTTGAGCATATAGCTGAGTCTGAGTACGACAAGTTCCTCTCTGAGTTTGTTGCTCTAGATATTGACGAAGCACTGGCTATAGCTAGGGATTTATTTGTGCATTACGATGCTGCTGACATGTCGCATCTAGTAGATACACCAATTGGTAGATAAGAAAAGAAATGGTGGCGAGTGGACTGACTCTAGGTTCAGAAGCTTTGTCACCTCTGCCCTTCGTGCTGCGTCTAGGCGTTGGCCTCCTAAGTACAAGGCTCTTAAAGAAGCCTTCGTTGGTAGGAAGACTAACAAGAAGACAGGCAAGTTGGCAATGCATTACAAGTGTGCAAAATGTAAGAAGCACTTTGTTGCAGCAGATGTGCAGGTAGATCATATACTACCTGTAGTATCTCCAACAGAAGGCTTTGTTAGTTGGGACTTGTTCATTGATCGTATCTTCTGTGAGATAGAAAACCTACAAGTGATGTGTAAATCCTGTCACAAAGTGAAGACAGAACTAGAGAAGGCAGAAAGGAAAAAGAAATGAATGCAATTTTATTAAAAGAACATGAAGATGGTAGTGCTACTTATTCATTTGATATGACATCTGAAGAGCGTGAGACACTGCTTAGTCTGGGTATAATAACAGCCCTTAAAAATGGCATCAAAGAAGGAAGTAAATATGTTGGTGACATTGATGTTAACAACACCCAAGACAACACAATCTGAGGTATAACTACCTTTCCTCTGGGAGCTTCGGCTCCCTTTTTATCTAAAGAAAGAAACAATGAACAAAGAAGTAGTAACACCTTGGTCTAGTGTAGGATTTTTAACATATAAAAGAACGTATGCAAGACGTTTAAATGAAGATGATATCAGCAGCCCAACAGAAGAGTTCCCAGACACAGTAGCCCGTGTCATCAAAGCCTGTGAAGAGCAGCTTCATTGCGGCTTTACAGACGCTGAAAATGAACGCCTAAGGGTGTATCTGCTTAGCTTGAAAGGAAGCGTTGCAGGGCGTTTCTGGTGGCAGCTAGGCACTAATACAGTGAACAAGCTTGGTATGGCCTCGCTACAAAACTGTGCATTCCGTGTAGTAGACAATCCAGTGGAGCCTTTTACATGGGCTATGGACATGTTAATGCTTGGTTCAGGTGTGGGCTACAACATCCAGAAAGACAATGTTAATAAACTTCCTCCAGTCAATAAAGATTTTAAATGTCCTTCTCGTATTGTCGATACTGGGGCTGATTTTATTGTTCCCGATAGTCGTGAGGGATGGGTTGCCCTACTTGGCAAGACGCTCAAGGCTGCTTTCTTGGCTCACTCGTCAGGAAAACAAACTTTCACATACTCGACACAGCTAATTCGTTCTAAGGGTGCAGCCATTAAAGGCTTTGGTGGTACAGCGTCTGGTCCAGAAGACTTGGTTGGCGGCATCAACAACATCTCTAAGATCTTGGAGAAACGTGCAGGTAAACAACTTCGCCCTCTTGATTGCCTTGACATTATGAACATCATTGGTGCTGTTGTCGTAGCTGGCAATGTTAGACGCTCAGCACAAATTGCTATTGGAGATGCAGATGACGTGGAATATCTACTTGCTAAACGATGGGACTTGGGAAATATCCCAAGCTGGAGAGCCATGTCCAACAACAGCGTGGTGTGTCATGACATCGGAGACTTGCATGACTTCTTTTGGGATGGTTACGAAGGGAAAGGTGAACCCTACGGCCTCATCAATCTTAAGCTTTCTAGAAAAATCGGAAGGCTCGGTGAAACCCAGTATCCTGACCCAAAGGTTCAGGGATATAATCCTTGCGCTGAACAAAGCTTAGCCGATGGTGAAACCTGTTGCTTAGCTGAAGTGTTCCTGCCTAACATCGCAAGCAAAGAAGAATTGCTCGATGTGTGTACGTTGCTCTATCGTATCAACAAACATTCATTGGCATTGGATTGCCACCAGAAAGTGACTAAAACCATTGTGCATGAGAACATGCGTATGGGTATTGGCATCACTGGTGTGTTGCAATGTAACGAAGAGCAGAAGTCTTGGTTGAATGATGTGTATGG